TAATGTTAGCACTAACACAATTACATACGCAGCAACTTTTGCAGCAGGTCAAGGTACAGGTGCTCTTACAGAGGCAGCTTTACTTAATGCAAGCTCAGGCGGTACTATGCTATGTCGTACTGTTTTCCCTGTTATAAATAAAGGAGCATCAGATACATTATCAGTTTCTTGGGTAGTTACGGTGGCATAGATGACATACCGTAACCTTATACAGTTTGCAAACAATGCTAAGGGTACTTTATCAACTAGTCTTGGACCGAGTGACTCAAGCCTTAATTTGACAGGTGGGCAGGGTGCATTATTTCCACGAATAGATAGTTCGTTAGACGAAGTTTTTTATGTAACAATAACATCACAGTCAAATCCCGCAATCACAGAAATTGTACAGGTAAATTTTGGTCCTAACTTTGGATCTCCTGATACACTAAGCGGATTAAGAGATGCGGATGGTACAAGTCGAAATGGTAATTCATATAGTCCAGGTGCTATTGTAGAGTTACGTCTTACTGCAGAAGGTATTGAGCAGTTATTTGGCGCTGGCGTATTTCCAGCAGAGTTAGCAGCTGGACCATATTTTTTTGTAAAGTACAACAGATATCTTACTAGCGGATTTTACAGTGGTACAAGCTCGTCAAGTTCTTCAACAAATAGACCTGACCAAATAATAACCACTGATGGAGAGACTGTATCAACAGTTTATCTTACTCCTGACTTTCCATCAGATATAGATAATGTTGCTCCTACAGTAGGTCAACAGAATAATACTTATTTTGCTATACCTTTTAGAGGACACCCTTGGCAACCTGGTGTAAATCTTGGAGGATATACAAACGGAAAACCATATGGAGCTGGAGGAGCAGGCTATAATGTAGGTGTAGCTGCTCGTCAAACACAATTAATTCATTTTAATACAAATTACGACTTATCATCTTCTAGTGGTAGTGGTCCATATACTGAGATAACTGACCTTAACGAAAATCAAGCTGGCTTTAGTTTTTCACAATCAGTAGGTAAGACTAGAATTTATCCGTATATTGAGTGGCCATTGGATGTAAATAAGCTTCCAAGCACTAGTACTAATGTTAATGTTGTTCAAGGAGCACCTAATATATACCCAGCTGGGTGTTTAGCATATCTTGGTAATGTTGCTCCTGCATTGGGTGATCTCACTCTTAGACGAAACAATGGTAATCCTACTCTTAAAAATGTTTCTAGAGATAGCTCTCTAGTTAATTATAATGGTGTAAATGCTTTTAGTGGTTCTAATGCACGGAGTGAAGGAGAGCTGGCTAACAATGGTGAAGTGTGGGCACTCAAAGTAACTACTGGTGTTACAAACGGAGATAGTATTACTGTTTCTAGATTAAACTATATAAAGAAGTATGACCCTAATACTCGACCATCGCAACAGCTGTCAGGAATACCATTTACAACTTATAACCAAGGTTGGAATTTTGGCATAGCACGTAATCCTGGTGGATCGCCAGAAAATTGGCCTCAAGAAGGTTCGCTAGATAGTACGTTAAAAGTACACCCACCAAATTTTTTAAGTATGAGAGTGCATTGTTTTGGTTGTCACAGTTCAAGAGGTGTGACTATACCATATGGCACATATGTAAAAAAAGTAGTAACTAGTAATGTAAACACTTCATCTCAAACAGATGTTCTTACTTTTAAT